GTACTACTTATATAGAGTTTTAGGGGCTTACCCAATAGGGGAACTTTAGAGATTAAACCATCCCTGCTGCTCACTGCCCCTGCTTCCCATATTAAGATGAGACATAAACTTATCTAGTTCTGCATCCAGTCTTTCTTCTTTTCTTGTTCTGATTTCTTTATCCGCATCAGCAGCCATTTGGTCTACCCAGTACTGGACTGCCATAGCAAGAACGTCAAGTCTGTCGTCATGTGCCAAGGCTCCACGTTGTTTTGTTATTCTTGTCATCTGATAGGTAAGCATATACTTCATACCCTTCTCAGGGGGCATAGACTGTACACTATCATAGTCCTTCTGGATAACCTTGGGGTCTATAACAAGCTTATGTTGGTTCATTACAGGCTCTAGAGTATCTATAATCCTGTGTTCTTTCTGTGTATTGTGCCGTACTTCTTCAATAGTACAGGGGTACGTCTTAATCATGTAGGGTTTTAGCAACTCTGTAAACATACCATCACCAAAGTTACTCTCTATGAGTACCATATTAACACTGTGTATCTTAGCTAAGTCACACAAATGTTGCAATGTAGTCTCTGAATAGCCACCCTCAACACCACCAGCATCTACAACGTGTAGAAAACCATTAAGCATCTTAACAACGGCATAGGCTGTCTCATCACTACCTCTACCAGAGGGGTCAATAGCCAGCACAGAGCCAGTATACTCAGCCCTGCCTACAGTATCCTCAGGAGCATAGAACCTATCCCCAGCCAATCCTACGTTAGGTAGGTCATCTAGTGGCTTAAAGATGCCATAGACCAGCTTTTCTGGTGCTGTATCCTTATCACATGAGTAAATTAATAGGTCACTTAGTTTAAGCGGATATTTGTTTGCATCACTGAGACTAGTATCCAGCATAAATTGCAGAGCAAAACCACTTCTACCATAACTTAGTTCTCTTTCTAGTAGGTCTTCGTCATCAAACCGCTTAGGGTCTGTAGGAAGCCCATACACGGCCTCTAAGTTTTTTTGTAGGGAATCATACAGCGAAGGAGCTAACCTGCCCCCATAGGCCTTCTCTGCGCGTTCTAGGGTAGGATAACGAGCAGGCCATACCCTCATCTCATAACCACGAGTAGTTAGAGTGTTATATAAACTCATCTCGTTCTGTGGTGTGCCTAGGTAGATAATCTTACCATCAGGCTTCAATACAGCGTCAAATTCCTTAACGGTTTCCCCAAGCTTCTCTCGCATCATATGTGTCATAGAGTTGTTAGGAACTTCTACGTCATCAGCAATGATAATGTCTGCACGGCTACCAGTAAGCTGTCCAGTGACACCCACAGATTTAACTGAGGGGCTACCAGATGCTTTAGCTGGTGCTACGTCAAACGCTATCTTAGACCACCTCTGGCCTTCTTTAGCTACCAGATGCTGACATATAGGCAGTTCCATAATGATACGCTGCGTAAAAGTACTAAAGTCGTCTGCTCGTGCTTTACTAGCAGACACCACCATAAACTTTAATTGTGGGTCCAGCAGCAGTTGATGTACAACATAAGCAGCAGTAATGTAGCTTTTACCTACGCCACGAAACGCCTCAATGATACAACGCTTAGGGCTGTGCTGTAAATACTGTGCAATGTCATATTGAATAGGTGTTGGCTCTGGCAGACCTAAATGCTGCCATACTAGGTATGTAAAGTTCCTAAAGTCTCTCAGAGCCTCAGGGACGGCTTTTGATTGTTGCATGGTGTATACCTACCTCTCAATGCTCTAAGGCCTGTCAGTGGGCTTCTATGGGCGATTAATCGTCATATATAATGTCTATGAGATGGTCATGTAAGTCATCAGCCTTAGCCCAGACCGCATTGATAGGTGCTACAGCAAACTCAAATTGTGTGTCTTTAATCTTGTGACCACTTACTGCTCCTTCAATGTGAAACCCACCTGTAGGTGCTACAGTATCTGTACCAAAACCTACTTCAATAGTGTGAGCATCGTGGTCATTCTGTATCATAAGGTACGTACGTTGTACGTTCTGGTCAAGTATCTTAGTCCAGTTACCACCAATTAGGGTCTTTTGTTCGTGCTTTAGCGTAGCGTTAGGTGCTTCTCTCATTGCATATTCTCCGCTGCATCAAATGGTAAAGATTCTAACAGGTTAGCCATAGGACTCTCTGCCATTATGACATCCAAAGATGCTCCATTATCTTTCAGAAACTTAACAGCCACTGATAGTTCACTAGCTGTAGCTTCCCCACTGCGTACACGTAGGAGCAGTTCTTGGGTGACAGCCTCATGCAAGCTGTCTATCAGTTGTTTTTCTGTCATGCTTTCTTCTTCTTATACTTGTCAGTTTTATTTTTTGGGAAACCAGCCTTCATGTTATCGTAGGCTTTAGCTGAGATTGTAGACTTACTCTTAGGTCTACTAATGCCCAACTTCTTACGTCTGTTAATGTTTTCATATAGGCTCACTTTGTAACCCCTTTATATTTCTCAAAAGTTCTAAGCCCACCCAAACCAAGCATACCTAGCAGTACAGTCATCAGGCTGTCCATATCAAAGGCTGGTAGTGCTGGTATTTCTACTCCTAAGTAGGAGCAGATAAACATTGTAACAGGGGCAAAAACAAAGTGCCAACCCATTGCTGTAGCCAGAATCCAGCCAAGAAATGGTCTCCATCCTGCCACAAAGATGCTACGGTGTTGTGCTTCTGCTTTGTTTATTTCAAGCTGTCCCTTAGCTAGTTCCTGAGCATGACGCTCAGACATGGTAGCTATCTCGTGGGCAAGCTTTGTCTTCTGGTCTTTGTCTTCAATGAACTTGTCAAGAAGTCCTGTGACTGGTGCAATAAGTGCTTCAATCATTTCTTTATATCCTTATGCTCGTGTCCCATCCAGATACCAAAAACACCTGTCATAACTCCCATCACTACGGATACAAAGGCTGACTGAGATGCTGTTGGTGCTTCAAGAGCCATAAACCACTCAGCACATCGCCAAGACATAACGGTAGAGACTAGCATCATAAAGCGTGGAAGTATCTTCCAGCGTAAGAATGTTTCCATACTCATGCTGTTGTTCCTTTTAACCACATTGCAAATAGAAGCAGTAAGCCTAAGCCTGTAGAAACTAATACTATTACTGCTAAAACTTCTATAAACTTGCGTCTACGTTCACGTTGACGATAGATTGTTTCCTGACGCTGCTTACGTATCTGACCTTCCATACGGAGTAAGTCATCCCACGCAGACTGTCCCATTGTGTACTGGATAAACAGTTTCATTTCGTCACGCTGCTGCTGTGCCTTGCGTTTAGCTGCAAAGGCTTCTATAGCTTCCTGTTCAACAGATTTACCATCAAATAGTTTCTTAAATATAGGGGGATTCTTGGCTTCTCTTTCGGCCTGTTCTAAATCTGATAATGCCCCCATCCAGCGAGACAAGTCAGAGGCCATTTGTTCAATGTCACGGCCTACTGCTATGCCCTTCTTAATAGTATTGAAGGCTGCACTAGCTGTTGCCATCGCTGAGATAGGGTCAATCATTAGTAAATCCTCACGCTATCTTTCTTTATGTACTTAGGTACGCAATACGCTGTTACCTTGTCTTTTGGGTCAATACCGCTATAATGCTGATAGTTACCGTAACGCTTAGAAACCTGACTGGCGAAGTAATTACAGTCGTCTATGGAACGAAAGTACATATCTCCGCTAGTCAGTGTTCTGCTTTCCCCTGTACCAAGATAGACCAGCAAGAGGAATACGTGTATCATTTCTTGAGCATCATAACGATTATGACTACCAGCATAGCAACTTGAATTGCGTCAATTACTGGTACTCCAATCATAATTATCTCCTTAGAGTTTCATTAAAAGAGAAGATGCGAGGCCAATAATAACAATCGTTGACCCCATAATCATTGCTTCTAGTCGCCACATACGCTTGTCAAGAGCATCTAGCTTATCCTGTACAGCAGAGTACCTTATCGCACACTCACGCTCGTGAGCCTCAAGTTTAGCCTCTGTGTCCATTGTTATGCCTCGTATGCCTTACCAGCAGCAATAGCCGCATTAGATGCGGTCATATCCTCTGTAGTCCAGAAGTCTTTAGCAACCATAATCTCAAGATGCTCAACATTGCGGTCAACGCAATCTTGCTTGTCAGCCGCATCATCATCAGCCATAGCCTCACCAGCAATGATAGCATTGATGAGGTCAACGCTGTGACCCATCGCTGTGTAGTGCTGTGCGATTTGTTCTGCTGTGATTTCGTCCATTAGTTTGTCTCCAGTGCTTCTATTCTAGCTGTTAGTGCTGTGATTGTTTCTTGCTGTTCTTGGATAGCTTTAACTAAAACTGGTATGATTGCTTCTTTGCTGATACCAAGACATTTTTCTGCTTTTTCTGTTTCGCTATCAGTTTCTTCAAAAGGCTGTTCTGTTCCGGTAACGGCTTCTGGTAAGATAGGCAACAGTTCTTGTGCGACAAAACCAATGTTCTCAGTATTTGTTGGCAAAAATGTGTATCGTTTTGGCCTCATACTCAAAACAGTATTAAGACCATAGTCCAAATCAACTATGTTTTCTTTAAGCCGTTGGTCTGAAGCAAAAGACCATCCTGTAAAATTTTGATTTAGATAAGCGTAGTTGCTTCCATCTGCGTCAAAAATATAAAAAGTTGCAGAAGTTGGTTGAATACTCCACACATTAGCACGACTGTTGTTTTTATCCTTAAAGAAAATTCGTCCACCGCCAGCACCGTTTAAGTCAACCCAGCCGTTTGAATCCCATCTTGCGACATTATTACCATCGCCATCCGACAGCACGATGTTGTTGCTGGATGTGCGGATGTCTAGGCCGCCTTGATTGCCGTTGTATTGACCAAGGATGGTGTTTTTGGAGCCTGTAGTTAAATAATAACCCGCCTGATACCCCACCGCTGTATTGTTGGATGCGGTAGTGTTGTAGTAAAGAGCTTCCCGCCCCAATGCAACATTGTAAAAACCTGTGGTATTGGCTTGTAAGGCGTAACCACCAAATGCAGTAATGTTGCCTGTGCTGTTACTGAACCCAGCTTGATAACCAACAGCGGTGTTAAAGTTTGAACTTGCCCCATTCAAAGTATAAAGAGATTGGTGACCAACAGCGGTGTTATAAGAACTATCGGCGTTAGTGTTTAGTGCTTGCTGACCTATGCCAATATTGGAGACACCAGTGGTGTTTGCAACCATACTATTCGTGCCAACAGCAACATTTGAATAACCCGTGGTGTTTGCAGTTAAAGCAACAACACCTACGGCAGTGTTATTTTGTCCTGTGGTATTGTTATAGCCTGCTTGATAGCCAAGATAGACACCACCACCAGCAGTAGTGTTTGAATACCCAGCCTGATAACCAACAGCGGTAAGTGCGCCAGTCGTATTACTATATCCAGCCTTATACCCCACAGCGGTGTTGTTGGATGCGGTGGTGTTGCTGCGAAGGGATTCATTTCCATAAGCAGTGTTAAAAGCACCAGTTGTACTAAGATATAAGGCTTGATAACCAACCCCCACATTGTCATTAGCAGTAGTGTTATTGGCTAGAGCATATGCACCAATAGCAACCCCTGCTGCTCCTGTGGTATTGTCAAATAAAGCCTGATAACCCATTGCTGTGTTGTTGTTTGCAGTGGTGTTGGATTGAAGGGCATTGTTGCCTAAAGCAACATTATAATTGCCAGTTGTGTTTGCGTTTAATGCGCTTTCACCAAATGCAGCGTTCCTAGTGCCCGTTGTATTGTTGCGCAATGAACTGATACCAAACGCATTGTTAGAGTACCCATTTGTGTTGCTTAGAAGTGAGTATGCCCCAAAAGCAGAGTTTGGTGACTGTAGGTTAGCATATAGCGACTGATAGCCAACGGCAGTGTTGTTAGATGCGGTGGTGTTGGCTTCTAAAGCCTCATATCCGATAGCTACATTTTTAGCACCTGTTGTGTTTTCTCTTAAAGACTGATGCCCAAGTGCTGTATTTTCTGTGCCAGTTGTAGTGCTATAGGCAGACTGGAAACCTATGCCAGTGTTTCCAGTGCCAGTAGTATTGCTATACCCAGCCTGATACCCCACTGCTGTGTTGTTAGATGCTGTGGTGTTGCGAAGTGCATCTCTTCCAATACCAGTATTATTAGAGCCAGTGGTATTTTCAGTTAAAGAAAAATAACCCATTGCTGTGTTGTAATTACCAGTAGTGTTTGCATCTAATGAATAGCTTCCAACAGAAGTGTTTGCACCCCCACTTGTGTTTGAAGTAAGTGAGTCATTACCAATTGCAGTATTATGTGTTCCACTTAACGAACCATCATCTAGCGCAGCATCACCCAACGCCACATTGCCTGTGCCTGTCGGATAGTTACCATCCAGCTTGATTGTGCCGCCGTCTACGTCAAGGGTTTTATGCTGGTCTGCAAGTTCTCTTGCTCGTGTCATAGCTTATTCCCCCTCAACTGGTGCTTCTTCCGCTGGTGCCATTTCAGCCTCATGTGCCGCCAGATGTGCCGCATACGCATCCTTAACAGCCTGTGTATGTACAGCCGCACAGATAGCTTGTACCTCTGCGCTTTCGCCTGTGATGTCGGCGTCAGGGGCTACCGTGTGCCGGTGAAAGCTGCGGCTAATCTCAACGCCATCACGCTTGATGACTGTTGCGGTGCGAACTTGGATGTGCTTGTAGTCGCCCACGATTTCAATTTTGTCTTGGATTGTTTCTTCTGTTAATGCCATTTTTATCTCCTTTGGCTGGACTGTCCGACCTGATGTCCAATCAGGTTATGAGTCTGTGTAATAATGTCCTGTAATAACCAACCTTGCATCTGAATAGTCAAAGTCTTGTGCAGTCATATTGGTCACACCAGAATCATCTTGAAACCATTCCGGTGTCATATAAGATGCGCCATTTCCTATTCTCGCAGCAATTTGATATTTGCTTGCTGGCGCATCTACAAAATTCAAGAAACCCACTGTAAGCACACAACCAAAGCCACCACTATTGTTGGCAAACGGCAAACCGTAAATGCTCATTGTATTTGTTAGAGTGCCTGTTGGCGCAGAGGAATTATCAAGATACATACTGATAAAAACTAAATTCCCCACCTTTGTATATTTTCCCGCTGCAGAAGTGCTAAATGTCGCACCAGTTGAAGTGGGGACAGGCGTCCAAGTCCCCTCCTCATAGTCATCCAGATAGTTCGCTGAACCTGTGCCGCCAAGGTAGACACCGCCGGATAGGTAGAGGTCTTTGAAGCGGTTGCTTGTGTGACCTAAATCAATCAACCCATCTGCGCTAAGTTGGTCATCGGCTTTGCGTGGCTGGATGCGTTCTGGTGTGCCATCCACGAAAGCAAGGCCAACATCTCCAGTGCCTATCAGAAGCGATGATGACCACGCACCAATCGACCCCACCTTGGTGCCGTCTTTGCGGAACTCCAAAATGTCGCCGTCCGTGCTGCGTCTCGCAAAAATGCTTCTGGTGCTGGTTGCAGAACTGAAAACACTTCCGTTGCTTAACGCCCCAAAGCCATCATAAGTCCCAATCGTTCCGGTGTTAGTCACAGTCCCTACAAGCAGATGCCCGTCTTTAATCCGCATTGCTTCACTGGCGTTTGCCGTGAACACCATATTGTTGTTGCCGTGGTAATAGAAAATATTACCTATGTCGGCATCATTAGTATCACCAAACTTGATGTATTGGGCATCATTTGTGCCGCCCAAAAAGTTTATGTTTCCACCACCATCCACAGTCAGCCCATCAGTCGTCACCGTGCCTGTGACATTGATGTTACCAGTGCCTGTGATGTCGTTGCTGTTCAGGTCAAGATTTCCACCCAACTGTGGGGTAGTATCGTTTGAGATGTTAAGATTAAGCAAATCAAATGTACCGTAAGCTACAATGTCTACGGTATCGCCAGCAGTTGCGCCTGTGGACAACACAATGCTTGAACCACTAGTTGCTGTGAAGTCAGAGCCGTTAATGAGTTTCACACCATTGAGGTAGACATCCACATAGCCAGCATCATAAGTAGCGGCAAAGGTAGTCTGCCCACCTGTTGCAGTGTAGGTCTGACGCTCAGATGTTCCGTTTACTGACGAGCCAGCATTAACAAAACCAGAACCGTCATACACCTTCATAATATCGTTGGTAGTATCAAACCACAAATCACCTGTGGTTGGGCTTGCTGGTGCTGTTGCTGAAATAAAGTAAGTGTCTGCAAAAGCGTTAATGTCAGTAAGATTAGATGCTACGGTGTTCACGTTAGCAATATTACTACCTACGTTATTCACGTTAGTAATAGCTACAGCTACTGTACCTACACTAGAAATATCACCAGCAACTGTATTGATGTTGGTAGCGTTACTTGCTACGCTGTTAATGTTTGTAGCATTACCCGCAACACTTGTAATATTAGCTGAGTTAGCTGCTACGTTGTTGACGTTGGTAATGTTAGAGGCTACTGTACCAATATCAGTAGCATCTGCTGCCACTGCTGTGACATTAGCTGAAATACCAGCAACAGTATTGACACTAGAAATGTTAGATGCTACTGTGCTAATATTAGTAGAAGCCCCTGCTACGGTTGTAACATTACCTGAGATACCTGCAACAGTTGTTACGTTACCTGAGATACCTGCAACAGTATTGACATTAGCAATATTACCACCAACAGCGTTGACGTTAGCAATATTGGTAGAAACTGTATCAATGTCAGATACTGCTTCATTCAAGTCATCAGCAGCGGTTTCAATTTCAGAGATAGCTTCGTTCAAGTCACTCGCTACTGTGATAACATCTGCAATGTTTGTAGCTACTGTGTTGACACTAGCAATGTTAGTAGCAACTGTACCAATATCAGCAGCATCAGAGACAACAGCAGCAATGTTAGCGGTGTTGTTAGCTACGGTAGTTACATCAGCAGCAATACCAGCGACTGTGTTAATGTTAGGCAGGTTCGTTGAGATGAACTGCTTGTTTACTGCATCATTATTGTTAACAGGGTCAGCTACGTTTTTAATGACCTTGTTTTGTGCATCCCACTTATCGTCAGTGTCAAGAGCAATAGCTTGGTTAGCACGGTCAATAGCTTCCTGCGCTGCGTGGAAGACCTGAATACTTGAATCATCCAAGTCTTCCTCAGTAAGAACTGAGCCTGAAGCAAAGTCAACAGCACGTGACGTAAGGTCAGTCGTACGCTTAACCTGTACGAGAGTACCAATAGCAGGTGCTGAGGTTAATTGTACAGTAGATGACGAAGGAAAAGTCAGGCCAGTTTCAGCCACACCATCTACTGTGACACTTATCTCTGAAGTGTCCTGATATGTAAAGGTAATAGAGAACTGTGTGGTAGTTCCATTACCTGTATAGTTGTCGTATGAAAAAGCCATTTCTTATCCTATTTAATTTGCTAGTTCGTTGGCTGCATAATTTAAAAGTGACCTTGCTCCGTATAGGGAAGACATGGGAATCAGTCGCAAACCTGCTCTAATCTCTGCCTCTGTCATTTCACCCTCTGCCAAAGCTTTACCTGTTTGAAGAAGTTTACTGCCTACACCATAAAGAGCAGGAGTAACAGCAAAGTTATTCCCATCCATAGCACCTGTAGTTACATCATAAATTAGACCAAAGGTTGATGTAGCACCAATCTGGCTGATTGCTCCTTCTGCTAATCGTGCTGGTGATAGCTGCTTCTTAATATATTCTTCTCTATCACTTCTACCTTCTGCATTGAGATATACACGGCTTGTATACATCAAAGAACCCATAAACACAGAACTCAATAGTATCTTTGTAACAGTTGTAGCATCACCATTAAATGCTCTGACACCAAGGCGCATTGCTTGTTGTTCCAGAGCAGCTAGTGGAAAGCTAAGGAATTGGAATACAGTCTTACCCCACTCACCACGAAGAAATGCGTTGGTTGAACCAATGCTCATTTCTTGTACGTTTTGGGTTGTATCACGATAGGCTGATACTTGGAAAGCATCTAAAGCATCTTTAGCATCCTCATCCCAATTTTTAGTATTCAAGCTTTCGAGAATAGTTTTACCCTTATCTTTAAAAGTAGAGTGCTTTAGGATTTGCTGCCTAATCTTTGCAGAGGTAGCTTCATCAATTCCTAGCTGTTCCATCTTAATTTTAGAGAAAGGATTATCATTCTTCCTTGCAGCCCTAGCCCATGCTGTGGCATAGTTTAGCATAGACATTCTACGAAGTCCAGCAGTGACTGGAGTTAGGCCTGAGAGAAATGCTGTTGTTTCTCTGCCTCTGCCTAGCCACTCATCTACCCAAGTAATCTTTGCATCATCGGTTATATCCATAGCGTCACCTTCAAATCGGCTAACGCGAGTGAACTTACCAGTAAGCACATCTGTACCTAGGCCTGTTAATTCTTCTAGTTCACGCAGTAATGCACTATCCAGTTTACCATCAGCAGCTACCTTCATCATCTTACTATATTGAGGCATAGCCCTAAGCAAGACAGGTAATGATTGTTCCATTAGTACGTTAGTCAATTCCATAAGTGCTGCCATACCTGACATACCCATGTGCATCATAAAGCTTACTTCTCTCCCCCTACGGAGTATCTGTCGTGTACCAAAGCTAGGGTCACCTTCTTTAAATCCTAGGCGACCTGTAATACCATCGTACATAAAGTTTAAAGCTTCAATCTCTTTTTCAAGTGCTTCGGGATTCTGATTAATTTCATCAGCTTCCTTACGCATCTTACTAATAAGAGTATCTAAAGAACTTCCTACTTCGTTAGTATCAATACCATTACGAGCAAGACCGATAGCACCAGACATCTGGAATACATAAGCATTATGTAGGTTCTCAATGTCCTCTTCTAGTAGGTCACTAAACTTTATTTGTTCTACTCTTCCATCATCTAGACGCACATCAATGCTTGTGTTCTCATCTAGCAGCACACGAGGCCGTGACCGCTTATGTCCCTTAACTCTTGTATTTCTAGTGAGGGTATCAATAAGCTGGTCAATCTGAGCATCAGGTATATTCTCACCCTTCATAGCTGCACGAAGGTCTTCCATGTTAAATTCAAAAGCCCTGTGCATACTGGTCAGTCTGCGAGACAGGATGGTCTTACTATACCCACGAGCCATATCACCAATAACATCGGGTGACAAGTTCTTTTCAATATCAGGCTGTGCGTTACGAATAGCTTTCTCTACTAACTCTGACACTGCTGCATCTAAGTTCTTTCCAAACTTGGTACGAAGCGCAGAGATACGAGCATCACTAAAGATACGAGGTAAATAGTTAGGCTGATTATCTAGCACACCTGATGTAAAACCACCAACATTATATTTAATGGCTTGTTGACCTAACTCACGCTGCTGCTGCATTACATCTTCAGCAACCTTACGAACCTCAGGGTCTAGAGTATCATCTAGTCCCCCACGAATTGCACGTGAAACAAGAATGTTAAAGTCTGTTAAGTCTCTGCCAGTTCGCTTTGACCATGCTTTACGGTTCTTTAGCATACTACGAGAAAACTGACTGCGATAAATATGCTCCAGCATAGCTTTGATTTCAGAAGCAGAAGCATTAACTACAGTACGGTCTACGTTGCCAGAACTATTAAGACCAAGCCTATCAGCAGCAGCACGAACAAAGCCGTTCTCTGAGTTTTTGGTAAGATTGAAGACAGATAGTCTCTTACGTAAAGGGGCAAGAAAAGTACCTCCAAGCTGCTTTGAAGTAGCCCTTGCCTCAGCTTCCGTGATTTCTCCCACAGACGTTGGAACATTTGTCGCATCCACATCATCTAAATCTCCCCTGCGTTCTACTTCATCAATGATACGCTGTGTAAGGCGGTCAACATTGTTCTGGTCATAGAAGGCTTTTTCAGTAGGATTAAGTTCTTCTCCCAGTGCAACCTTCTGTGATAGTTCCTGCATCTTACGTGTTTTTGCAAATGATGTAGTAACCCCACTAATGGTTCCACCTAATACACCACCAGTCAAACCAGCAAGTAATACATCGCCGCCAGTAACATCATACTTTAATCTAGCACGAATAGCTTCAAATGCTGCTGCTTCTGTTGCTCCAACAATACCACCTAGTTTAGTGGCACGGTAGACGTTGTATCCTCTCCTAGCTGTTAGACCAGCAGCAGTGGCTGTGCCTGTAATAGGCGCAGCAGGACCACTGACCGCCGCTACACCTGCTGTAGTAATACCGATAGCTGCCAATTCAGTAGGGTCAAACATAGCGGCTAGAACGGTAGCTAATGTACCTTTCCAGCCAGCTTGTTCTAGTTCTAGTCTGTTCTGCTGTGTAATCTTATAATCCTTAGCCATAGTCATGGCATAGTCATAGCTTACATCACGAGCAGCTTCCAGTACTTCTTCGATAGCATCAGCATCTATCAAACCATCAGTCAATGAATTAACAACCTCAGGTGTAAAGTCAGTTACTGGCTGTTTAGGCATACCTGTAAAACGGTATGAGTTACGCATCAATGTATTAGCAATGTGTTCCTCATGTGCCGCTGTAGGCAGAAGACTTAGGAAACTAACATCCCTGTCAGTCTTCATTGCCTTCTCCCTTTCTGCTCTAAGAGTTGCCTCAGAGACAGTAGGTACAATCGGTATAGGTTGTACGTCTGTAACCCCTAAGGTCTTCAGAGTTTCCTGAGAGAGTTCATCAGCCATTTATTTACTCCTGTTGATACTTAGCAAAGCTTTTACGGAAAGCTTTAATTCTTGCAGACCTATCATCATCTGCTCCTGCCCACCAGTAATTAGCCCAGAAGTCTTCAATAGACTGCTGACCAGATACTACTGCACCGATGTTAGCTTTAGGATGCTCAAGCAAATCGAGTACTGCTAGTGCCATCTGTTGATTACCTGACAGTGATGTAATTTCCTTCTGAACAGCTTTGTTGTCGCCACTCACATCAATCTCAGTAATCCATGCTGGTGTTTCCTGACCCAGCTTTTTGTAGTAATTAACAGCACGGTTGATAGATGTTTTAAATCTATCTGGTTCGTACTGCATAAGACCACGAGCAGGACCATCACCATATTGTTTCAGGTTGGGGTCAAGAGTTCCATCTGATTCATGGAAGGCTATAGGCTTAATGATGGTGTTAAGAATTACATCTGGTGTAGTATTCTTAGCCTGTGCAGCAATACCCAACACCTCATCAAGTTGAGGTTGGGTTTCTACGTTATACTGCTTTTCCGATGCCTCGTTCACTGCAATAATACTCCTTGCAATAGTAGCTTGTTCTTTTACTGTGATACCTCGCTTGGCTTTACCACGAGCAAATAGACCTCGTACATCTAGTTGAAGTTCACTTATTAGTTCTGGGAAGTCATCAAGAATTTCCCTAGCTTTAATGATAGCTTTATTATTTGTAAGCTTCATCTTAGTATTCTTGTAGGCCTCATCAAAGAACTCACCTACTCCACCTGCTGAGTCAGAAATTACAGGTATCATCTTGTCTATTGTTTCAGACATAATGGCATCTGCATCAATCTTCTCATAACCGAAAGTCTTCTGTAGGACTGACCTAATATCGTTTACATCCTCACGCAAGCTTTCTATGAAAGGCTTTTCGATTGGAGCAGCAGGAGCAATTTCATCTGCTTCTTGTGCTTCTCTAGCTGCCATATCTTCCAGTGCTGGTGGGACTGTAGCCCTAGCTTCTGGTGGGATTGCTTTCTCAGGATTAGTTGGTGAGATATAAGTTACTTGTGAGCCATCTGGTAGTGTACCTTTATATAGGTAATCTCCAGTAAATTCACCATCCCTAGTTATAGGTTCTACAGTAGCTACATCAAATCCTTCTGGTAAAATTACCTGACGAATAGGAGTTAGTTCTCCTCTAGCTTCCAGAGTAGGCGTACCAGCAGCAACTGTTTCCTCAGTCTCATATACTTCAATAGGACCAATGACAACACCCATGCCACCTGTTATGTATTCATCATCTTGGATAGTACTAGCTATACGTTTAGCAATCATGTCCCTAACAGTTTCAGGGTCTTGTGCTACAGCAATAGGAACTTGCCTCAAGTTACCAACTATAAGACCGTCCTCATCAATCACAGAAATGTTTAACATCTTTGGATTTGTTGTGCGAGTAAGGATAAGTCCTGCCCCACCACGAGCAGCCACAGCTTTAGCTACTTCTGGCATCTTCATAGATTCAGTAATGTACCGCTGAAGATTAATAGCTTCTCTACCAGTACGGTCAATAGCAGTATTGAGAATAGGAAGAACGTGTTTAGTACCTGTATTCTCATCTTCAAGAATAATAAAATCTTTTCGTGCGTCTGCTACTGCTGCTTTGGTTGCTTCCTCTAGACTAGCACCTAACTGCATATAGACATCAACACCTTCCTGAATATAAGGAAGCATGGTGGTTCTATTTACAGCTTCATCAAAGTCACTAATATCAGTAATGCCTTTATCTAAAGCGTCCTGAATTTCTTTCTGACTTGCTTTGCGAGTTGGGGCATCGGGGTCAATACCACGAACTATAGTTAAAGCTTCGCGTACAACTCCGATTGATGGTCCTTCTGGTCCCACTCCTCGTTTCTCAATGAGGTAATCCATAGCCCTCATAAGCTTCTTCTCACTAGGACTCATAAGAGTATCTTTGATAGTGAAACCATAACCATCAACAGTCTTGTATGCCATATAAGCACTTGCTACAAGCTGTACATTTTCATCTGTAATATCACCAGAAGTCAGTAAGTATTTACCAGACATAATGGCATTAGCATCTTCTGTTGGAACAATATTAAACGGACGGAAGAGTTGCTTAATAGCTTCATCCTTAGTTAGCTGTAGTTCCACAGCCTTTGCTGTAAGAGCAGTGATAATATCTTCATCAGTAATAGTTTTGGTTGTACCGTCCTTAAAGGTAACCTCTCCACCAACAGACATAATATCTTTGGTTTGAAGAAAGCTAGTAATTTGATTATTTAGAGCAGTTTTAAAAGCTGCATCCTTGCCCAGCTTCAACTGAGCAGTATCATAAGCAGCCAAACGAGTTTCAATAGTACGGACTGTATCCTGATACTTTGCTACTCCTAACTGCCCTTCCTTCTCCAGCCATTTGTATAGAGCAGTACGTCCATCCTGTGTAACTCTGTTTGCTGTTGTTGAAACAGCGTATTGATTGATAGCGTTCCACGGAGTACCTGTAGATTTTTGGTATGTCTTTAGTAGTTCATCAGTAGCCCTTAGTTTCAAATCATCATCCAGCATTGGATTGTTTTGAATAGCTAGAACTTCTGTAAAGACTTCGCTAAGAGAATTATTTAAATCAAACTTACGTTTCTCAGGGTCATAGACTTTTGTGAAGAAATCTAAATTACCTAGTTCAATATCCTGTTGGAAAGCTAACGCTAGTTTATCATCACCAGATTGTTGAACCTTGTCAAAGAACGGCTGCATAATTTCAGCACGTTTATCTCTGACTTGTTCCGTAGTCATGTTGAGGTATGTTTCAGAATTAGCTGGGTTCGCAAAGTCATCATAAGCTGCACGAAGTGCTTTACTTGCCCCTAGCTTCGCATCGAAAGCACGAGCAGAAGCAATGCCTCTCTCTGCTTCACGCTGTAACTTGAGTTGCTTTTCTCTCTCCAGCTTCGCCATAGTTTCTGCTGCTGGAGCGATAGCGGAAATAAATGCACCCAAATCGCTCTGGCCTACAGGCTGTTCAGCAGGACGTACATAAGTCTCTACTGGACGAGCAACGGCTTGTAGCTTTGCAGAAGGCCGCAACCGTTCTACTTGTACTCTACGCTGTGCCATTAGTTCTATCCTTTAATTACCAAAAGTTGGGTCATAATCATCCGGCTGCTTTACATTATAACTATTATAAGCAGCAGTAGCCGATGCCGCTGTTCCTACAGCCGCAGCTAGGAAGTTAGGCATAACACCCTGTTGTAGAGAATTAACTCGATTCTGTGCTTCCGCAGATGCACCCATCTTTTCAAGTTCTATTTGCTTCTCTACATTCTCAAGGTTTCTATTGATTGTCGTAATACCACGAAGCTTCTGTGCTTCATAGTCCTGTAGAATTAAGTCTATTGAAGAGCCTGTAACACCAGCTTCTCCTGCTGCCACAAGTGCTGCTCCTTCACCTTCCATAGCTTTGATACCCAAAGCCATCTTTTCTTCAGCAGCAGCCTCTGCTTCTTGAATAGCCCTCTGATTGAGGGTTTGCACTTTTAAATCTCTTGCTTGATTAGCGGCTAATCTATTTGCATCAAATCTAGCTTGGTCAGACTTAGCTTTAGCTACACCCTGCTGATAATCAGAGAAACCCTTAGCGACTGTAAGTACAGCCATAGTAACTGGGTCACACATCTTGTATCCTCACAAATTCTAAAAAGGGTTTATTTCCTACACCCCAAGTCTCATGCTTTTTTATAAATGTAAATCCTACAAACTTTAACCAATTAATAGCTACATTGTAGTCAGCATCACAAGCATTGGTTAGGATTGGATATTTGTTATTAGTTTCTTTTACCCATTTAAGAGAACCACGAAGGAAGGGTAACCATACCTTTTGTATTGGTGGTGCTGTTAAAAGCCAAGGGACACCTATCATATTGTTGACACCTACAACTCCATAGATACCAGCAATCTCGTTTGTATCAGCAACAACTATAGTCCAGCACTCTTCAGATTCATCTAGACCCTGTTGTAAGGCTACCTTAACATCACCATGTGAGGCGAGTACTTCCTCTGTATCCTCCGGCCTTAAATTAGTAGCCAAGTGGTCTACATCAGCTTGAGTACTTGCTCTCACATGGACTTTCATTACATTCTCCGTGAACGTAGGTGGAAGAAACCTTCCCATTCTGCTGATTGAAATACACACGGTAAGTGACTATCACTCTCTAGTGTCACTGATGTTTCACTCGCGTGACCAATAACCCCAAAGCGATATGTACCTGATTCAATAGCAGCCACGTTAAGTATGTTAGCAGCACTACCAACCACACGACCTGTAAAGGTACGAGTGTAGGTTTGCCGTTTGAGAGGCCTCAATATAACTTTAAAGAAGCCAGTATTGTTATAAACCACTGCATAGTTTCTTAGATGTAGCTGTCCTGTAGTAATAGCTTTATTATCCTGCTTCAATACTGGTTCAGAGAACTGGTACTTAAAGGTAAATGGTATACCAGCAAAGACAACTTCACTAGCTGCTAGTTTACCTGCTACATCTGCCAGAGGAATAATCTTACCAGTCTGGTCAATGTAGATAGTAGCAGCATCTGTGTAGGGTACAGTAGTTAGCCCTGATGTTTGGAGCATTACTCGCCTATCTAAGTGTATTGAGAAATTACCATCTGTATAAGATGTAGCTTCATCTACTGATAGATTGATACGCTCAAGGAATAGGTTTGTACTACGCTTAATCAATATGTAAATATCAGCACGGTTAAATGAAATGCCTATAACATCCCCATCGAATACCCAACGTGACCACGCAGCCTGTAACTTTTCCCTACCAGACCAATAGTATCTATATACATAAAGAGCAGTAGGGTCATTATCAGTTTGCATAATAAGCATATCTTCATTAGAAGATGCCTGAATATTTGTTATCTCACCATCAAGATATTCTGGGATGTGTGAACTAATCTCATTAGCGTCATTTACATCTGTGTCCGTGTCTACAAAGTACTCCCACATACCTGACCATGCACCACGCTTAGAGGCAAAGTAAACATACTTACCTGCTGCTGCTGGCTTGGCTCTGAGACTTGTTTCAAACTCTGTGGTGTTAGCCACGTTAATAGTCTCAGGGGTTAATACAGGGTCACCTGTAACCTTAAACTGTGTTAGGTCAGAGAATAACAAGAGTGCTTCACTAAATGGTACAGCGTGTTTAAGAATACTAACCTTGTTAGAAGACACTGCCACATCAATGGGGTCACTATCAATAATGGTTAGGGTAGACTTACGGAAAAAATCAAACTCAACAAACTCACCAGCACTAGCAAAGATTACATTCTCATCAGCTAATAAACCTAGTCGGTTCTTATGAAAGAAAATATCTGAGAGAGTAAATCCTACGAAAGATGGGAATGGATTAGTATCATCATCTCCTACTTTTCTGTTAGCATAAGTAGCAGGGTCAAACTGAAAGTTACCGCTTCCCAGCTTAGATAGCTTATGAGGCATTGTAGAAGCATCAAGAGAAATCTGGATATTAGGTTCTACTGTTTCCTTCCAGACCCCATCAGTAAATTTAACATAGTAATCATCCTGCGCTTTCTGATTATCGCCTGATACCTTTACTACAAAATCATTTGGCCCTTCAATAGGAAGCTGTTTAAAATCCGGTGTTTCATTTTTGAATACTTTAAGGTGGTCACCACCATGTGAATCACCTACCTCTACCTGAAAGTCTGTGCTATCGGTAGATTGAAGATGAAGAACTGAACCATACCTTGTTACCGTAATACCTGTAACAGCACTACCATTTGTAATGTTATCATAGTACTGTGTTGATACGGCTGTACCTGAGAAAGTATCAAGGTTCTGAGCAATCAAGTCAGTAGAAGCACCACGTTCAGCATCCTGCGTTAGCGTTGTGCTAGACTGTGTTGAAGACTTAGTAGCAAACTCTACTGTGCTGGTGCTTCCACCCTTAGTAATCTTCAAACGGTATGTTGAAGCATAGTCAGCTTGTTTGACATACACCAAAGCTTCTGGATTACGAGTGGGGGAGACTGTAGCAGCCTTAGCTACTGTGATATTCTTATTAATAATGAAGGTAGCGTCAGCAATAGAGACAGCGGATAACTCTTCATTAGGATTAGTTAGTCCCGATAAGTAGGACGCAGCATTATTTGTGACAGTTTTAGATACACCGTCTTTGTCAAACACTCTGATAGTACCAGCAGTATCAATCACCAGAGAATAAAATTCATTCTCATCCCTACGGATAGTGTGTATAAAAGCCTTATCTAGGTTTGAAATAACCCCAAGGTCAGCAATATGCTGCGAACTAGGACGCTTAGACAAACCTGAAACAACGCTAGACAGTCCGTTCTCCTGCACCTCAGCCTGTGTATTTAGGCGTAGTGAAGGGGGCTGCTGTGATACACCGTTAATTAGGTTTGGGATTGATTGACTGATGAGTGCCATTAGATTGTTCTCCGTCCCTGCCTATCAATAATACTAAAGGTGTCATAATTGTCAAAGATGTTATGGTCATCAGCGGCTTTGTCAAAGTCCCTTAACTCAACGAAAGCACGGTTCTCATCTTCCTGATGAAACTCATGGAGCGTCTGAGAACCAACAACACGGTCTTGAAAGATGCGTGTTGCACGTAGGACAATATATCTTTTAGCTACCTCAGGTACATCATTAAAATTTAATTGAACTACAACATCAAGAGCAACGTCCACTCCTATATTAAAAGTGTGGTTTGTTCTATCATACATTTTTAATCCACGCTGTACCAAGTTAGGCGCATTAGCCTTTAGCGTGGCATCTGCTCTAAGAATGTCAGCAGGTAATAATATTTCTCCTGCTGATGTCTGAGCAAAACTTTTATTTAATTCTGTGTTAAAGTGCCAGCCCATAGACTGAACTTCTCTGTCTACTGTGTCTAGTACAGTTTCTGCAATTTCTGCCTCAATAAGGCCTGATGATAAACTGCTGACTGGTGCTTCACCAATAGCAGAAAGCATCGTATTTACTGCATCTAGTTTACTTGTTCCTGCCATATCATCACCACTTTACCTTGTTAGCCCAGTAAGCTGCGCTGCTCTCACCTTTGGCTATATTCTTTCTATGTCTAGCCTTGAATGACTTACGCTGTGCTTCATTCTGATTAGTCTTTGCACCCTGTTCGCCAAACCTAATCAACCGTGGTGAATCCTTTGTACCCACAAGAACAGCATGAGATTTCTTAGGATGGTCTGGTGTCCTTAATGGAATACGCAAACCTTTGAAGGTGTGTCCACCACGTACAATGCTCATTTCGTTTTCTTTCCGTACTTAGCCATAATTGCAGCTACCTGCTTCTGTGGCATACCACCAAAAGACATTTTCTTACCAGTCCTTTTAGAAGCGGCTTTAGCAGCAGCAATACCTTCTTTAGTATACTTATATTTCTTTCCACCTACTTCTGGCATATCTAACTCCAAGTAAAAAAGGGAGTAGCCGTTAAGCTACCCCCTCGTTGATTAGACCTCAGACAGACCGATACAAGCAGCAGGACGCAGGACGTTATGTCCCATTGCGTACTTAGCTACCATCAGTGTGCCTTGACGGTTAATCTGATACTCAGACTCCATGCCCAAGTCAAGCAGCTTTACAGTTGCTACGGCATCTGGAGTGAATACGAAACCACGGAACTTAGCAGCAAGAGCCACCATGTCAGCACCGTCTACGTTTGCAGTCGGCAGGTCATAGTGGGTAGTGCGGCCTGAACCAGCAGTGTTAGCCAGAGGCTGGTTGTCAGATGTGACACCTTCATTCGGGTCAGCAGTGACAAGGCTGGTGTACAGGTTAGATACGTTAGCATGGTTTGACATGATGACAGGCATACCAGCGATTGATGGTACTACGCCAGAAGCAATAGAACCATTGCCACCAAAGTCTTTATTCATGTAAACAAGTTTGTTGCCATCAGTTACATCCAACAGAGCATAGTACTGGTCAGGAGCAAGAACAACAGTTGCACCGTCAGTTGGTACGTTCTTGACTTCCATTTCTTTACGTGCATCAAAGATAGCTTTAGCAATCTTAGCAGCGTCTGTTGAGTCAGCAGTTGCTGTACCAATGTTCACGTTGTTTGTAAAGTCTTCTTCGGTGAAGGCTTTGTAGTCTTGGATAAGACCAGCAGCGCGAGTAGCGTTGGTTGACAGAGCAGCCTTGACAAGCATACGTGCTACGTTCCGGTCTGCTTCGTTAGCCAGTGCGATACCAGCTTCCTTTGAGTAGATAGAACGAACATCATAGTGGTTGATTGCTTCATCAATGTTAGCAATGAACTGGCTTGAGATAAGCAAGTCGTCAATGGTGACGATACGCTCACCTGCACGGATTGAACCACCAGTGATTTCGTTTCCGGGGGTCAAGTACTCAGCAGTTGCACGGCCTGTCATTGGGAATGAAGCAGACTTACCTTTTGAAATAGTGCGAGTACGCACCTTGTCCATAAGGACTTTCTTTTCTTCAAAAGCTGTCAGGACTTCGCCAGCATACAGCTTGAGAAACAGGTCACGTACGTCACCTGTAAGGTTATTTTGGCCTTGGAAGCTTACGCTATAGGCCGGATTTGAAGCGGCTTGTGCCATTTTTAATTACCTCTTAGTAATGTTAATGTGAGTTAAACTACACTCTGCATTACATTACATCCTTTCTCCAAGATTGTCCCTCGCAAGGGGTCAGGGGTAATCGTTTGTTATGTGTTTGCTTCGTGTGAAAAGGAAGGGGGACATTACATCCCCCAACCCATGCAACAATGTTAGAACAGGCTTGAACGAGCCAGCTTATCAGCGACTGCTTGCCTGTAGGCAGGGTCTTTAGCATACCTAGGGTCACTCATAGCCTGAGTGAGTTCGGCGTTGCTCTCGAACTTCCCACCTGTGGATACTGCACCTGTTCCACCCTGTAGTAAATTAGGTGCAGCCTCAGAACGGTATCGTGCATTAAGACCTTGGATGGCAAGTCTAATCATATTAGGGTCTTGCGTTTCCATCGTTGCATTAAAAGCATCAATCTCTGATTCAGGTAGTGCTTCTGCTGCCCACCCTACCATTTCTTGATACTGCTCTTGTCCCCCAACTAAGGAGTACATCTCAGATTGAACCTGCTGTGAAATAGCTTGTTGTCCAGCAATCCACTGGTCTACAACTGATTCAGGAAAACCTGCTTCTTCCAAAGCTGCATAAGCTTCGGCTGATAGACCACCAAGTTCTTGGTATTCTTGTTGAAGAACCTCAAAGTCTATGCCGTTTGCACCAAGTACCTCAGCTACTTCTGATACGCTTGCGTCAGCGGTAAACTCTTCAACTTCTTCCTCTTCTTGTTGAGGCTGACCAAGCTTACTTTCTAGTTCTGAGTAAGCTTTAGCCATGTCCTCTACTGATTTAAATTTCTCAGGCAGCCATTCAGGACGTTCAGCATCTTGGGCTGTGCCTTCTACCTTTGCCAACATTTCGTTAATATGCTCCTGAGATTCAGGTGCAGTCTCTTGATAAGTATTAATTTGTTCAGCCATTAACTCATTTGCTCCATAGCTTTTCTAACTTGTTCAGGGTCCATATTACCTGCAATGGACGGTGCTGCTCTCTGCAAAGCACCTACTCCTGCCTGTTCCAGCATTTGTTGTTGCATCATTTGCTGTTGCATCATCTGCTCTTGTGCCTTCTGTTCGTCCGATTTAATCAGACCAGAGGTATCAATACCAAGTGATGCAGCTAATCTATCAATATAGTCTCCTAGGTTCATCTCACTAGCAATAACTTCAGGACCAAGGGGCTGTAGATATTGCAGAAATGCAGCTAGTTTATTTAAGTCTTGACCACGACCAAGTGCTTCAATACCAGTTACCACAGTAGGCTTAACGCTTTCCTTCGGCATCTTAGGCATCTTGCCCTGCTTCTGGAGAGAGTTCAACAGAAGATTAATTAGGGGCAGTTGGAACTCCTGCGACAGGATGGAGTATACACCACCCAAAGCAGTTTCTAGTTCCTGAGCCATGAAGCGTACTTCTTCGGCTGTTACACGCTCTGCTGGACGCTGCACACTGCTATTGAGTAGGAAGGCAGCAGCAAGGCGGTCATTAATCATACGCATAGTCTCAAGGGCTACACGGAAATCTCCACCCTTAGCTACTTGTAGTGTTGATACATCGTTACTATCTCCCTGCAAGAACGCTCCATTAGGAGCAGCAGAGAGGTCTTTAGTTTTTGTAGTACCATTAGGCCGTACAAGAAACAGAACCTTAGCTGATGCTGCGCTTCCTTGAACGATTGCTTTTGTCAAGGCCTCAAGACTACGCAGGTCACCTATGTATTCCTCAATAAAACCTCGCCCATAATCTTCACCATCAATACGGATAAATCGTAATGGAATGAATGGGTTCTGGTCTGCTTTGAAGACGCCACGTGAACTTTCAATAAGGATACCAGCAACTTCTTGAACTACTTCATAGCCCTTATCTGTTCTGGTTAGTCGTGTATATAAGTCATAATTCTTAACTGGTGTGTCCGATGGTGGGAGTTGCTCACGTACATTCTGTGGTAGTGTGGTAGGAGCCATTGACTCTTTAGTAATAATCTCTAACACATTACCCATCGCATCACGCTTAACAGTGTAGCGGTCTGGACGGAACACCTTCATACCACCTTCTTTAGGCATATATACTAGCGCATTACCAGTTACGATAAGCAGCTTCAATGCCTCAAACACAGGGACACGAATTGATTTACCTTCTATCTCTTGCATAGCAGCACGTTCAATACGTGCCAATCCTTCTTCTACTTGCCCACGATTATCACCTGCAATCTGTTGCAAGTCAAAATCATCAATAGTTAGACGGAAGAATGGACTGTTAGGGGGCAAGAGAGCGAGTAACAGTTTAGATGCAAGGTTATTTACACCCCTTGCTCCAATGCCCTGATATGGTGTAGCATAGATAGAAGAACTACTATGACCTTCTTCAGGCAAAAGAGTAGGAATAGTAAGCCTTGCTGCCTCACGGCCTCTCTCTAGGAAAGTATCACGCTCTCCATCTAATTGGCTGTAGCGTTTAGCTACTGTACCTACATCTTGTTCCATGTTTTATCCCTTCGGAATGTTCAATCCTGACTGACCTGCCCCACCCACTTGAGCAGCGGCTTGTTTCAGAACCAGAGCCTTCTTGCCTTTACGTCTACGCTTCTGCATAGTGGCGGCTGTATCAACTGTTGTAGCTACTTCTTCAGCTTGTTCTCTAGGTTTAGCTGTACGAGCAGCAGCAGTTGTAGGAGTAGGAGTAGGCTTAGGAGTAGGGGCAATTACTTTCTTAGTTTCTTTAACAACTTTTTTATATGGCTTCTCTACTACTTCTTCAAATACTTCAGCAACAGGTTTAATAGCTTTTTTAACTGGACGTTCCAAGGGTTCTACAATTTTCTTGTCAACAAACTTGGTGGCCTTCTTAACTTGTTTCTTAGCAGCCGTAACAATTTTTTTAATAGGTTTTGGCGCACCCATTTTACTCTCCTTTAGAAATTTGTAGGCCAGCACCTGCGCTGCCTGTCTGAAGGGAAGCATCTAAGGGTGTAACCAATTCTCTCTTGCCCTTTTTCTTTTTCTTAATCCCCATCATTGGGGTTTCATCAGCACCAAACTCAATATCAGGGGTCTTCTGTACTGCTGTAACAGGACGAGCCGCTGGCACAGGTGGTGCTGGCATCTTCGGGCTAAATAATCCACCCATATTAATAATCCTCAAAATCTTGGTTTTGTAACTCAACCAACTTCTGTATCACAGATTGTTGCCCCCTAAGGAACGCTAATTCCTCAGGGGTAATTTGTGTATGCGGAAGTTTGTCTGGATACAGTTCATACAACTTACGAAGTAGTCCATCTGTGATGTTGAAATCGTTGCCTAATACTTTCATAATAACAAACTTTCGCTAATAGAGGTACTTTAGATTTCACAAACACCAGCAGTACAGGCTAACTCTTGAGAAGATGTAGTGTTATCAACTACTTCCTCATACTCAGAGAAGTCTACATCAGGCATCTGTGTACTCAATCTATTCCATTCTTCCTCTGTGATTTCTTCATACGGTGCTTGAGCATATGAATGATTATCATCTTCACGAGGTAGGAAGGAAACACCACAGATTTCATCCCAGTGGTTCCATACCCATGCACCTACTTCTGCCCACTCATCTTCACCTACATAGATAGTAACTGATGGATTGTGGTCAGTCCAATACTTACGATATGTTAGCCATAGTTCAAGATGCTGAATAGCTGATACATCGTGTCTGGTTAGACTGTTAGCAGCAGAAGCCATAGGAAAACTAAACACTAAGTTCTGTGGATTATAGACATCCACCTCACAGGGTACACCCTTCTCCTGCATCCAAGTAGCCAGAGGGTCTTTAACATCTGCACGAACACGGCGAATGTAATGCTTGGCGTAACGAGGATGAATACCACTACCACTATTTACAAGCTGTGACACTGTGCCACTAGGCTTGACCGTAGTGATGGCTTTTGATTCAGGAATACCTAGCTTCTCAGCCCACTCTTTGTTCACCTCACGTGTAATTTCACGTAGCTGTTGTAGCGTACCAGCAAGGATGTTAGCTTCATACTCACCCTGTCCTGACATAATCTTATGGTCAAAGATACCAGTTAGTGATACACCTAGGAGCCTCTCTTCTTCGGAGTTCTTCTTCCATTTCGGTGACAGATATTTGAAGTCCACAAGGGCTGATTGAATCGTCCCGATGATGGTTGCGATTTCGACTTTCTTCTTGAGTTCTCCGACTCCATCGGTTTCTCTGATGATGACTTCTGAGAGATTACAGAACTGCTTACTTCTGAGGCTGATTTCTCCGCAAGGGTTCGTTCCGAAATCATCACGGACTTCTCTGCCAATACTTGCTGCCTTAGCCTTCGCTGCCTCACGGTTAAAGATACCTCGTTCACCTGATTTAGATTCGTAGATAGATGTCCACTCACGCAAGAAACTACCCATATCTGGACGCTCAGTGAATGAAATGGAGTTGTTAGCATAGCTTCTGTTTACTTGGTCATTCCACCAGTTACCCATCTTAGCATGGCGCATACGGTCATCGCTCAAGTTAGATAGGCTAATCATTGCTGAACGGCGTACACCACCAACAACCACAGCAGCAGCAACCTGACACATCAAGTCGTGACACTCAAGACTATTAAGCTTACGTCCTGCTGCTTTCTTAAATATACTAATAGCAAACTTAAACAAGTTCTCCAACGGTTCTGGCCCTGATGCTCTGCCACCAAAGGTCTTCAGTCTAGCACCAGCAGGGCGTACCTTAGATACATCCCACTTAGGTATTTCACCAGCATACAGGCGAGAAATAACCTGACGGAAAGCTTTAGCCCAACCTTCTTTGCTGTCAGCTACTACAATAACCTCATCAGTCTCATGTAGTTCGGCTGGTACTTCAGGCAGCTTCTGGATAAACTGACGCTCGACAGAGAAGCCTACGCCTGTACCACACATTAAGACAAGCAAGGCTTCATCAAAAGCCTTAGGGTCATCAACAGCTAGGAAGCTACAGTTATATGCTGCAACTTGGTTACGGTCTAGTGCTTCTCCTGCTGTCATAATTGTACGCATAGAAGGTACTACTTCTAAATCATGGATAGCTACTTTAACATCTTGTCGTTGTTCTAGGGCAGGGAACTTATCAGTCATGTAGTTCCACCAGCGGTCTACTGTCTCTTCCCAAGTTTCTCTGCGTCCCTTATCCTCTAACCACCTAGCATATCTACTAGCGTGGATGTATGACTGATATGAATCCATTATCGGTTGTCCCCTTCACCCTTTAGTGTTCCTGCCTCTTGACGCTTGCGTAGCTTCTCAAGGTTCTTCTCAGCTATAGTCTGTAGGGACAGGTTGCAACCCTTAGCTAGAGCAGCCAGCATCCACAGGACATCTCCCATCTCTGCTTCAATCTTTTCTCGCTGCTCTTCCATGTCGATGTCATCTCGTAACATCTTAGCAATCTTACCTGCTACCTCACCAGCTTCCTCAGCCAGACCAAGAGCAGGATACATTACAGCATATGTACTATTATATACAGCAGTCTTAATAGCTTCTTGTTGATACTGAATTAAATTAATCATTCCTCACCTACCTCTTCGCCATCGTTCTTGACTGAGTATACTTCACTAACATAATTAAATCCCATACCCTGTAGGAATGATTTAAAGTTGTACATCATTTCACTTAGATAGCCTTCGCTCTCAAAGGTATGTTCGATTGTGCCTGTGAGATTACCATCCTCATCGTATGTCTCACTGCGAAAGATTATAGTATTCATTGTTTAGTTTCCTCTTCTACTTCTTGTTTAAGAGAAGCAGATAGTGCATTGCTGAATGTGTTGTATGCAGCTTGCATCTGGTCTATATCCATGCGAAGCATATTCATTTTGTTATTGATGTTGCGTAACTGTGCAAGAAACACCTGCTGTTCCTGCGTCAACTCAGCTACATCATATTCTTTATCGTCAACAGTAATCATATCTTTATCAGACATTACCAGTTTACCCCTTTAGTTTTCTTCATTAGTTCAATCATCTTATTCAAATACCATATAGCCTTCTCAGCATCCTGAATAGGATTACCCTTCTTGAATAAGCGTGACCCTGTATATTTAATCACGTTACCCTGACAGTAGCTGATAGCTTCCCAGTCACCTAGCACATCAACAATATAATCAATGGTTTCAATCTTACCATCAGCGTAGTGAGCAGGACTATTTACCATGTCACCAGAGGGTGGGTTGTTCTCACCATAGTTTCCGTACTCATCAAACTTATTACCCTCTTCTTCTTCCAGTCTCTTCTGAGCCATGTAAGCCTCATGTGATAATCGTCTTAGTCCTACGGATGCCATAGCTTCACCTCACCTGTATCAGTATCATACTCACCATTGCGTAGTATTCGTGCCAGCCTTGCGTTCTCTAGTGCTACCTCTTCAGATAGACCTTTACTCTCATACGCAGCAACCACCTTATCCCATCGACAACCATTAGACAAAAGTTTATTAGCAGTCTTGGGACCAACAGTTGGACAGCCGCTGTAATTATCTGTACTGTCCCCCACCAGAGTTTGGAAAAAGAAATTGTAGTTAGCTTCTTCTTCAGTAACTGTAACCACTTCCCCATTAATCCAATGCCTCGCTGGAACAGTAAGTAAGTCCTTATCTTCAGACCACACAATAGTATCTGTATTCGCAGTAGATAGTATCCCAAGGACATCATCAGCTTCTAGTCTCCTATAAATAATCGTATTGTATTTTTCTATTAAGTATTCTCTAGCCCATTGCAGCAGCATAGGCTTGCGAACATCT